GCGCCGCCGTTACAACAAACTGTTGCAGGCTACCAGTGCTAAGACGGGTCTGCGGGTTGACCGCATAGACGCCAGCAATGGTAAACACATCACCCGCAGTTACCGTGTCAGTTGCACCGGTAAGTCCGTCAATGCTGATGGTGGCTTGCCCTTGCGTGCTAACCGCACCGTTCACCAAAATGGTGCCTGCACGACTGCCCGTGGTGTGGTTGACAATTGACTGAGACATATTCATCTCGTCAAAGCCAAGAACACCTTCACCCATCATGCCGGTCTTGAACTGGCGGGAGATCGTGCCCGTCGGGTTAAAGAAACCGGTCATACCGTTGACCAAGCCAGCGTTAGCGGCAGGGTTTACTGTTGCGTAGCGCGGCGACATAGGCGCAGCCGATTCGTTCAGCTTCTGTTGCGCTTGCAGCAGAACCAGAGCGGTGGCAGGCGTGGTGCCGGGAGTGCCTACGGTGTTGAAAATAGACTTGTAGGCGTTAGCAACGTCAGCATCCACACTCGACGCCAATTGGCTGATACGCGGCTTCAAAACACGTTCCGCAAAGTCATCCAACTGCATAGTCAGTTCGGCGCTGGTGAAGTTGATGCCGATGTGTTTCTGGCTAGAAACCGTCAGCGTAGTGAATTGCTCGTTGTCGTCCTGAACTTGCAGGGCGGCACCGTCAGTCACCAAGGCACGATCCGGCAGACGAATCCGCAATGTCGAACCGATCTTGGCACCTTCAACAGCGAAGCTGTCGTCATACTCTTTGTTGCAATTGCGCGAAATAACCAGGTTGTTCTCGAGAATTTCGAGGCACTTCCGAGTAATCATATCGATGGTAAGCAGGCTATTAGCCATTGTCCTATTCCTTAAAGTAGTTAGCGGTTCCTAGCTTCCTGCTTTTTCACTTGTCTTGCTCTATCAGCTTCGATCCACTGGCTTGTGGTCATGGTTTTAATTGACCTTGGGTCTGTGGTATCAAAACCGCCGGAGTGACCTCCGCGAGCGGTAACAGGTGAAATCGGCGCAGGTGCGCTGGATGTACGTTTTGTTACGGGTTCAGAAGCAACCTTCGCTTCCAATCTTCCTATCTCTTTGGCCTGCAAGAACGGTTCAAGTCGAGAAATGCGGTCAGCTTCCTTGGGGTTTGTGCCAAGATAGTATGCAATATCAGGGCCGTTATCCGAGGATTGAATTGTCTGAGCCATCACGTTAGTAATCGGTAGCTTGGGGTTGTACGCAACTTGTTCAAAGTCCTCGTATTTGCCCCGCGCATCTTCTTCCTTTTCGTGATAGTTCCCAAGCAATTCCTGTTGCTGTTTCGCAAACTGTTGCTGCTGGACAATCTGCGCGGCTTTGGAAGTCGTCAGTGCATCAACGTATTCCTCGGTCGTCGTAAACTGTTCCGGCTTAACATGCTCCACAGGGATAGGCTTTGGTGCTTCGGCCTGCCTTGCTTCGCGCTCCCACTTTCGCTGTTCTCTTGCGAGCCGCTTACCGATGGCTGCGTCTAAGTCCTCTTGTGTGAATACTTTAGACTCAACTTCGGGTGCTGCTTCCGGCGCTGCTATCTCAGGCTCAGGTGCTGCCGTAGCGACCTGTTCCGGCGCGGGTACTTCCGCTAGTACTTCTTCAGACATGGCTTGATTCCTTGGAATCCCTGGCGTTCCGCGCCAGTGCGGTTATTCAAAAAATAGGGTCGCTGCTACCGTTCCCGATATGACGACGTAAAGTCCTTTGCTTGCCGTTATGCCGTTTGCGGTAAAGGTGTGATTAGTTGCCGCTGCGGGTGTAAACACGCCTATTATGATCGGGTCACCAGTGCTTGCGGTGCCGGAATCGTAAATTGTGATGGTTGGAGTTGCGCTTGCAGCGCTAATAAAAATGCCTTTTAAAACCGTAAACCCAACTTTAATTTGATGGGTTGCGGTGATACGTTCATAGGTGGCTGACATGATTGACCTCAAGCTAAGAATCGAAGTTTGTAGAGCGTGCGTAAGTAGACTTCTACGATATTGTCGATAAGTTGCTGCAACGAACTGTCCGACTTATCCACCACCTCATATCTGCACGCTTCAATTTCTTTCAACTGATCTTCCAGAAACTCGATGATGTTAGCGGTTTTCTTAGCCGACATAAGCGAGATAGGGCCAATCAGACCATGCCGCCCTTGGTAGGCTTCGGCAAAGTCGTCGGCAGCGCCTACGATACGTTCGTAGAAGATGTTCAAGGCTACGTGCTTTGAGTAGCTGCGGGTGTTGAGGTGGACGCTGTGCGCCACATCTCGCGCTAAGAACAGCATCCCCATAAAGTCGGTGCATTTCACTGTGGCATCCCTTGCGGTGGCGGCATTTGTTCCATAGGCATCATTTCAGGTGGCGGCATCTGGTCTTGCTGCATCATTTCCATCGGCATGGATTCTTCACGCATATCTGGCATTTGATTCATCATGCCTTGCGACTCCAACGCTGCCGCGACCACACCCATTGCAATGTCTTGAATCTGTTCTTCGCTCATTCCGGCCTGCACCGCGCTGATACGCTTAGTCTCCGCGTCGTAGGCTTTGACCTCGGCCTCAAACTCCTTGACCTTCAGCGTCTGCGCTTCCATTGACTGGCTGACATTTTGCAGCATCTGGTGCATCTGCTGCATTTCTTGCCCCATCGCCTGCATCTGCTGCTGCGCCTGCGCTAGTTCTGGTGAGGCTTCAGAGTCGTCCATCAACTTAGGATCAATGGTTTTTGCAAAGCGTTTGCTCATTTCTTGCGCGCCAGGCCAATCCATATTTTTAATAAACAAGTCGCCAGCCACAGCCCACAGGTTAGGATTGCCTTGCAGCAGTCGGCTCATGGCATCTAGCGATTCCTGCCGCTTGGTCATGTAGCTCGGCCCGGTGCTTACCGCAACGTCGTACTTGCCAACATTGGGGTTGTAAATCTTCTTGATGGTCGCGCCGGTTTGCTGGTCAACAATCTTTTTCACCGCTTCGGGTTGCGTCGGGTCAATCATGGCTTGATCTGTTTCGCCATCAAGACCAATGATTCGCGCCACTCGTTGCGTGTCGTAGATTTTGGGAATCATATCCACAAGCTGCCGCGTGGCGTAGCGAATGGCGCGGGCAAGGTTGTCAATGAAATGATAGGTGCCGGTGTCGCCTTGCTTCTCTCGCGCAAGAATAGCCCTGCCTGATGTTTCATTACCAGCTGCGCCAAGGCTGCTATCGTATTGTCCGGTCGTGCCTTTAATGTCGTCAGCGGCACCTAGTTTGGCTTGCAGCAGGCCATTCTGTGCCAGCGGTGGCGGTGCGCGTTGCGGTAGCGGCAGCGCGCCACCAGCGCCATCGGTCACATCTGGATTGACTTCCAGATACGGCCAGTTGTTGATGTTGGCCGTTTTCCACTGCGTTTCATAACCCTCAAACTGACCGCCGTAGCCGATAAACGGTGCTTTGGGTGCCAGTGCCAGCATCTCGGCTTCTTGGCTGACCCAATAGTTGTACATGCGCTGTGCGTCTTTGGCGTTTCGTACCAGACCGCTGACGTACATCCTACCGTCTATCTCAAATTCGTTGCCGATTACGCGGATTACCGGGATGTATTTGCCCGCCCAATCGCGTTCCTCCAGCACCTCAAAACCGTTGGTCTTGCACCATTTGACTGTCCGAACGTCCACATCTCGGGTTTTTGTTGCAACCAGGCCCATCATTTCAATCTGTTTGGCCTCGGGTGATCCCGCCATTGCGGTCATCCCACCGGGGTATTGGTTCAACTTTTTTGATTCGTGCTTGATGTAGAAATACTCAGCAATCCGCACCGTGTCCTGATTGATCCACGCGTTCAGTTGCCCGTCACCTACGCCGTAGGCTAGGCTCGACAGCGGTGCCGCATCGGGAAACTCACGCTCATAAACCTCTTTCGTAATTTCCTGATTGATGAAGCACCACTCTGCGTCCGAACCGCAGGGGTCTTGGATCGTCGGATCCATGTAGACGCTAAACGAGTCACGAATACGCCCAATCCGCAGGTCTTGCTCAAAACTCTGGTCGTCGCAATACTCGGTCAGGATGCGGAAGTAACCCTCACCAAACGTCACCTGGTTGTCGCAGGCCGTGTCGTAGGCTACGTCAGCGTCCGAGATATACTCGATGTGCCGCACGATGCCGTTGAATATCTCGGCAACCTCAACATCGGCTTTATCGTCAGCAGGTATCACCTTGCCCGATGGCCGGTTTTGCCGCTGGTCGTTGGTCACTTGCAGCACATGCTGCGGCAGCTTGTTGATGGTCAGGCATGGTCGAGCGTTGATCGTCTGTCCCTGCACCGAGCCGCGTGTCGCCAGCACATCGGCAGGCCACTGCCACTGGTTGTCAGGGCTTGCAGCACGAAAGCGCAGGTCGTCCAGCTCGTCCTCGCGGCTATCCGAATACGCCGCAATCGCCATCGTGAGGCGCGTCCGCATCGTTGCCAGCATCTCGCCGTTGTCACGGTCGGACTTAGTGCCGCCTGACGAGACTGCACCTGCTTCGTTAATGCCTGTGTCTTGGTATGCCACTATTTCTTCTTCTTCGCCGCTTCGCGCTTGACCGAATAGGCTATTGCAACGGCCTGCTTGACCGGCTTGCCTGCTTTGACTTCCGCTTTGATGTTCTTGCGGAAGGCCATCGGGCTAGGTGACTTGACGAGTGGCATTATTTGCCTTTTTTTGCGGTTTTAGCCGATTGCTTAAACGCTTTGGCCGTTGGTGCGCCAGCAGCACCAGGCTTACGCATCTTCTCTTTGCTGCCAGCCGCTATTCGGTCGCGTTTGGCGTTGATTGCAGCATATAAACCGGGGCTACCTGGCTTTTTCATTTGTAGGCTCCAACAGCAAGTTCTAGTTTATCGTTGCCAAGAAAGCCTGCAACATCCAAGCATAAAGTATAGAAATCCTCAAAACCAAAATCCGATTTCATTCGGTTAATAGCTTGGCACACAAGAATTGTATTCTCTGGTGTGTAACCAACGGCGCTGTCAATTCGTTCTATGGATACGGTGTTCAAATGGCCTGCTTCAAGTGTCATTTGCCGCCCACTGTAAGCGCACACAGTTTTTTGAGAGTCCCAGCAAACTACAACGTCGGAAACAGTTAAATCAAATGCTTGTTGGCGTTTGGCCGCGCTTTTTCTAGCATTCTGCAAAAACACTTTTGCGCGGCCTTCAATCGTTGAGTTTAATTTTGTGCGTGAGCGAATATTACCCGCCTTGCAACAGTTTTTACACCAGCTATGGTAACCATCAACAGTTAAACTGTGCTTAAAATACAAAACCAATGGTTTGGATTCTTTGCATTTGAAGCAAGTTTTCATTAAGCACCCATCCAGCTAGTTGCACCGCGGTTAATGTTCTGCGTCGGCATTACATGCTTGCGCTGCGATTTGGCATCGGTCTTGATGATGCCGGGGAATAGCTTAGTCATTGCCCACACAAAAGCATCAGCGCGGTTCGGGCTGCGGTCGCCCATGTAACCGTTGGTCGTCATCGAGCAAAGCTCGTCCTCAAGTTCGGGAAACGTGCCGCCAAACCGAATCTTGCCCTGTTCTGTCAGTGCTGACACTGGCTCTGCTCTCACCGCTTTGCCTCTCGATGCGTTGATTAACTCGCATTTTAGGTAAGGATTGGCGCTTTTTATCACATGACGCACCATTTCGCCACCATAATTCTTCTCAGCCACCACCAGATCGGCGGCGTGGCGGTCGTAAGCAGTTGCCACAACATTCGCCCAAACGCTTGGGCCAGCCTTCATCGTGCAATCTTCCAGCACGTAAGCCCGACCGTCAATGCCGAGGCCAGCCACAACAATTCCAATCTCGTCGTTACCGGCGTTATCGGTGTCGCCGCTGCCGGAAGGATCAACAGACACGACAACCCGCAGCATGTCTGGCAAATTGGTTGTTTCCCTGTACGTGTCGATCATTTCCACGTTCCAGAGCGCACCCGCGGCTATGTCTGCGAACTTGCCTTCCAAGAACCGCAAGCGCATCCGAGTCGGCAGGTTTTCCAGCTCCTTAATGTAATCTGGTGGCAGGTTCTCCAGATTGTCGCGGGGGTTGATGGTCATCATGCTGAAGTTGACCAGATCAGACAGTGCTTTACCCGATTCTGGCTCAATCTTCTTAACAAACATCTTGTACGTCCAATGCGCCATCGACGGAGGATTGCAGTCGTAAAACGCCTTCAGGCGCATCTGCCGCTGCTGCCCACCCACTACTGCCATGCAATTCTGCGCGAGGCGTGTGACCGCCATGTTGCGCGCTGAAAGTGGTATCTGGCTGCACTCGTTGAAAAAAATGGTCGCGTATTCCTGCCCTAAAATCTTCTCAGTCCGGTCTTTGTCATCCAGCCCGCCGAACCAGATTTGAGAGCCGTTTGGCAGGGTTGCATACCAATCGGTCTTGTCGATCACGTAGGTGAGCTGCGGAAAGCACAAGCTCATGACCTTTGGGAAGGTGTCCAGGATGACTGAGGATTTAACATGATTGAACCTAAACCGCAGCACAACGTGCCGAGACTTGGGTGCCAGGGTTGCGCGAATGATTAGCGCCCGCAGCGCCACAAACGTCTTGCCTGACCTGCTTCCACCGACCAGCATCACATGCTTGGCATCGCCGGTCATCAGCCCCGTTGCTCTGCTTTGGGCTGCGGTGGCGCTAAACAAGATCAGTGTCCTGGTTGTTGATGTGGATCACAATCCCGCCACCGTCTTTGCCGGTCAACTCCTGCCGGACGGTCTCTGCCCACCGCATTTGCGCCTTAGTCCACCAGATCATCGCTGTGGTGTCCTGCCCTACCGTCGCTTTGTTAAACAGCGTCTTAGCCACCGCTGCCGAGGCTTGCGCTTTGCCCAGTCCAAGCTCTAAGTCGTAGTGCTTGCGGAGCGTCTCAGGGGCTATGCCAATCAAAGCAGCGATCTGATCTTGAGGCAAGCCGAGTCCTGAAGCACTCTGTGCTTGTTGCCTTGTTTTATCTGTTGGTCTGTGAGGTTTGATAAATGACATTCTTTTTAAGGAAGCGAAATCACGCAGCTTTCTTCAATGAAATGAACGGCTTACCATTCTGCTCAAGGGTTGCTGTCTGTCCTGTGAATTCCTGCCAGCGTTGGACAATTACATCGCAGTACTTGGGGTCGAGTTCCATCAG